TTCATACGAACCAAATTATGGTGAAGTTATGGTTGATCAGCTTCTTGATGCTGCTCGTCTATTCAAGCAAACACTTAAAGTTATGCTTAAGACAGAGCTTGTTGAAGCAACACTTGAGAACCTAACTCTTTCATGGGGTCAAATGGATTCTTACTATGTTAATAATACAGGAAGCACAATCGCTTCTGTTACTACATTAGCTTCAGGAACTCCAGTTTCTGCTGAGACAGGTGCAACTCTTAATATGGCTGCAGGTTCTCTTGGAGATGCTCCAGTGGAACGTACACTTATCGCTGTTGGAAACGCTCCAGCAACAATCAAGGGTACAGCAACCACAAAGCGTAACAAAGAGCGTGTTTACGTTGCACGTCGTGTCGTATCAATTGATACAACAGCACACGGCTTAAAGCGTGATAATGCTACTGTGTTCCCAGTTAACTTCCGTTGCCTACCAGATGATTCAAACGCTTCTTATGCAGGTGCTGAATATGGTGTGGTAATTGACCGTGTATGGGGATCTAACTAATTAATCTGTTTTAAAAAAATTTAATATTGAATTTTAATGCCCTCCGAGAAATCGGGGGGTATTAAATTTGTATTCACGCATAATATTGGTATAATTTATTTAATAAACAAGGGAGTTATAACTTGGCAACAACAGTATATGATTTGTTAGACATCGAATTAAGTGATGGAACCACCATCACCCTTAAGCCTCTTCCAATTAAACAATTAAGAAAGTTTATGGATGTAGTTAACAATATGCAACAAACAGAGAATGAATCAGAAGATGCAGCAATGGAAGTTTTTATTAATGCTGCAATGATCTGCTTACAAAACCTTCGCCCAGATTTGGCAAATGATAAAGATAAATTTGAAGAAGTAATTGAAATTCCTACAATGATGAAAATTCTAGAAGTTGTCGGAGGTCTTAAGTTAACGGACCCAAACCTTCTGGGAGCGGCACTAGTTGGGACGAACTAGACCTACGCTCCTTAGAGTCTGAAGTTTTCTTACTTGGTCATTGGAAAAACTTTGACGAGTTAGAAAGTAATCTTTCTCTAGAAGAACTAACAGCTTTGTTAGATGCTTCTAGAAAAAAAGATTATGAAGACAAAAAGTTTTTGGCTGCAGTAAATGGTATTGATTTGGATGAACCAAATCAAGATCAAGAACCTGAAGATATAGCTGACCTAAAAGGTTACGAAGCTAATCGTGACGGGTTTGGTGTAGGCCAAGGAATTGAAGTTTTGGAAATGGAGGGTTAAGCGATGGCTAAGATAGAATTAAATATCGTAGCGACTGGTGAATTTTCACAAGTCACTTCGCAAATTAAAGCTCTTCAAGCACAAGTAGACATATTAAATAAAAGCGTTGCAGGTGTAGGTGTAGGATCTGCAATGGCAAAGGATATGCAGTTGGCATCAGCTGCATTCCAATCAACAATGCTTTCTACTGGTCAATTTACAATGTCTACTGTAAAGATGACTTCAGAAACAGAAAAATTTGGTCAAGCATTAGTTTCAGGTAAATTAAAACTTTCAGACTATTTTCAAATCATTACAGGAAAAGCAGGGCAAGCAACAGCATCACTTGCTGCATTAACAGCAGAACAAGTAAAGTTGCAAGAATCAGTAGTTGTTTCAGATCCAACTAAAAAAGGCTTTTTGCAGGTATATACACCAACAACAATTAATAGTGTAACATCAGCTACAAAACTTGCAACAATGCAACAAAATCTTTATAACCTTTCAGTTGATGCAGGGTCAAAAGCATTAATTAACTGGGGTAAAAATACACAATGGGCAGGTCGTCAGTTAACTGTTGGTCTTACAATGCCTATGGTTATGTTTGGTGCAGCAGCAGTTAAATCATTTAAAGATACAAATGCAGAACTCACAAGACTTCAAAGACTTTATGGTGAAGGTTTAACTCCCCCATCACAAGCACAATTAAATCAGATATCAAGTCAAGTTCTCGAGCTAGGTAAACAAATTGCTCAACAAATGGGTATTGCTCAAACAGAAACTACTAAAGTTGCAGCTAACTTTGCTGCTATGGGTAAGCAAGGTCAAGATCTTTTAGACATAACAAAACAAACTCAAAGACTTTCAAAGCTTGGTGGAGTTGATGCAACTGCAGCTACAAATGCTATTGTTGCTTTACAAAACGTATACAGGGTAAGCACTAATGACCTTGCAAATGCTGTTAACTTCCTTTCAGATATGCAGAAGCAAACTACAATGTCACTTGGTGATATGACAGATGCGATTCCACGTGTTGGACCTATTATGCAACAACTTGGAGGAACTTATAAAGATACTGCAGTCATGTTGCTTGCAATGAAAGAAGCAGGAGTTCCCGCAGCACAAGCTGCTAACGCATTAAAATCTGCAATGGCTTCTATAATTGCACCAACAAGAACTGCTACTGATGCAGCATCAAAATTTGGAATAAGCCTAGACGCTGTAAAAAATGCTGGTACACCAGTTCAAATGATTGAAAAATTGCAAGAAGGAATGGCAAAATTAGCACCGTTAGCTAAAGAACAACTTATTGAAAAAATATTTGGTAAATTCCAGTTTGCTCGTATATCTGCTTTGCTTGATAACTTTGGAAGAGTTGGTTCACAAACTCAGAATGCTTTAAAGGTTGCAGGTGCTACAAATCAGCAATTAGCAGATCTTGCAAATCAAGAAATGAAACAAGCAACAGAATCAACAACTGCAAGATATCAAAGAGCTTTAGAAGGATTTAAATCTACACTTTATCCAATAGGTCAAGAATTTCTTAAGATTGGTGCAATAGTTTTAAATATTGCTAATAAAATTGGCGATGCATTTTCTAAGTTGCCAAGTCCAGTAAAAACAGTTCTTGGAATTATGGCGGGATTTGCAGTATTTGCAGGACCAGTAATCATGTTAACTGGTTTACTTGCTAACTTTGCAGGATATATTTTAAAAGGTGTTGTTAACTTTAAACAATTAGTATCAGGTGGAAAATCATTTAAAGAATTATTAACGCCAGAAATTATTGCATCAACAAATGCAACACAAATTTTTGGTAAAGCAATGAATGATGATGTTGCTGCTGTTGATTTGTTAAATACAGCAATTAAGAATTTAACAACAAGCATGGAAGGTCTTGTAGCAGCAATGAATGTTGGTACAGGAATAACATCACTTAGAGATGCAGTTGGAGCTACAGCAACAGCGGAAACCACAATGTTTAGACAAATGGCTTTGCCAGGATTTTCAAAGGGCGTATTTAGTTTGCAGGCAGGCGGTGCAAAAGGAAAAGATACAATCCCAGCAGTTATAGCAAGAGGAGAATCCGTAATATCTGCAGATATGACAGATAAATATGGTGCAGTAATTAAGGCTATTATAAATGATAGTTTGCCAGGATTTAGCTCAAGCTTATTTGATGCGGGATCTGGTGCTTCAGGAATTTATGGAAAATCTAATTTTACATTTGCACAAAAATATGGTTCTAACTCAGGACATCAACCATTTACAATCAATAGTATATCTTCTTCCGATAAAGCACAAGTTGCTAACGGATATGCTGCAACAATTTTAGAAAATTCTACAACAAATGCTTCTGCTGTAAAAGAAGAAATCAAAGCTTGGCAATCTAAAAATAGAGATCTTATGCAAGAAGCACAAAATCAATTACGTGCTGGAGTAAATTCAACTCAAGCTTATGCAGAAGTTACTAAAAAGTTTACTGAAGATATGAAATCTGCAGGTGGCCCAGTTTCTCAATTTATGTCAAAAGCAGAAGAGATGTATCCTCAACTTGCAGCAGATCTTGAAGAAGCACAAAAAATATCAACTCAGTATAACCTAGACCTTTCAAAAGCAGAAGATACTGCAAGATTGCTTCAACTTGCTCCAAATAATATAGCTGCAAAAACAATGAATACGCCTGCCAACTTCCAATCACTTGCAGCAGTACGTAATGCTGCAACAGCAATGGGCTCTTCAAATTATTCAGAAACTGGTGTTCCAAGAATATTTAGTAATGGAGTGGGCACTGGAGATTCAATTTATTCAGAATTTACAAGTCAAGGTCACGTAGCCAGAAATGCTATTCAAGAACAAAACCTTGCAGTTATGCAATCACTTAGAGATCTAGGAAAAGAAGCTGAAAAACAAGGTGTTTACATTCCAGAAGGCGTTGCAAAAGGAATGGTTAGAGGTGTTATAAGTAGTAAACCACAAATTAGAACACAAGCTTTTGAACTATTAGCCTATTGGAAAGGTGCTTTAGGTATTGCAAGCCCATCTCAAGTTGCTGCAGAACAAATTGGTTTGCCTTTTGTTCAAGGTATTTCTCAGGGAATACAAGAAGCACTACCAGGACTTGAAGCAGCAGGACAAGAAACTGCAACAACACTTGTTACATCAGTGGGTTCAGATCTTAACAGAGCAATGCTTGACACAATGATAAGTGCTTCAGGTATGACGTTAGAAATGCATCAGGCTGGAATGGCAAATGCAGAAGCTTATCACAGTGGTTGGACACAAGGAATGTTAGGATTTAATGATCCATTCCAACCAGTGATTCCAGGATTAGAAAATGCAGGCGAAGTTGCAGCAGGAAAATCTTGGGTTCCAGGAGAATCTTATGGACCATTACTTCCAAATGGTCAAATGGAACTTTCAAGAAGAGAATCTCTTGTAAATGGATCAGTTGTTAAATCTCCACTAATTCCAAAGAGTGCTTCTATTGGAATATCAATGGGTGCAATGGCTGCAGCACCGTTTGTTTCAAAAATTGGTGGAGGAAGCAATGTAATAGCAAACACTGCAGGAAGCGTATTGAGTAATGTTGGTATGGCAGCAATGATTCCTATGATGATGCCAGGATTAAATATAGCCATGGGTCCATTTATAGCAGCAGTTGCAGCAACAACAGTTGCGTTTAAAGGTTTTCAAATGGCACTTGCTCAAGCAAGACAAGATCAAAATAGTCTTACTCAATCATTTCAAGCAACTAGTACTGCAATGCAATATTTTGGTCAAAATGTTGGTTCCCTATCTAGTTACGATTTTTCAAAAGCTGGAGCTGGACTTGATGCACACATTAAATCAATTGCAGACAATAAAGCTGCTGTTGATGCATTAACACAAGCATATTTAAATTCAACTGATCAAATGACAAAAGATAGAATTAATAACCTTAAAGGCATGGATTCTAATCAACTAACTTATGAAATGAATAAACAATATTCTTCCGACATAGCTGCTGGATTTACAGATAAACAAGCACAACAAGATATTAATTCATTGATGAGGGCTTCAGGACAAACTGCAATAACAATGGCTTCAGTAAATCAGGGTCTTCAAAAACCAACAGATGCAGGTGCTGCATTTAAATCAAATATTGCTACAGCCCAAACTGCTTATGAAAAAGGAAAAGGAGTAGTTTCTGGAAACGCACTGCCACACATGATTGGTGGCAAAGCAGGTGCTGCTGCAGCAGGATTCTCAGATGCTGGAAGAGCTGCACAATCAAACCTTGCAAACAAAGCTAAGGAAGGCGATAAATCTTATATCCAAACTCAAAAAGTAGTTGATGGATTAACTTCAAGTTTGCAAAACTTAGCAACTGCTGGAGTAACTCAAGTTGATGCAGCGTTAAAGGGTCTGACTGGAACTATGGGGCAACAAACATCTCAAACTTTAAATACTGATCAAGTATATAAAGCATACAGAAATAATTTAGATAAGCAAGCATCAGGAATGGGTGCACTTGCAGATACATTTAGAAAACATAATGGAACTACAATGCAACTTGTTGAAGCAACATCTTTAATGACAAGTAAGCTTGTTACCCAAAAACAAATAACAGATGCATTAAATGGTGGTCCAGGGGCACTTGATAAACTTTGGAACGATTATAAAGATAAAATTATTACAGTTGAAAAACAAACTAAAAGTACTGATACTTCTTCTACTTCAACCACAACCTTCTCTGGGACTGCAGAAGAAAAAGCAACAAAGAAATTGCTTGATGGAAGAATTAAAGATCAAAACTCTGTTCTTAAAACATTAAAAGATCAGCTTTCAATATATCAAAAACAATCTGCTGAATTAAAGAGATTAAGAGATTTTGACGCACAAAGACAAGATATAAATAATCAAATGAAAACTGCTTTGATTTCAGGTAATTATTTACAAGCAGCAATGTTAAAACAATCTAAATCTGCTTTGCAAGTTGACTTCAATACTGGTACAATGCAATATAAAATGCAAGATCAGATTGATGAAGTTCAAACAAGAGCTGATGCATTTAATACCGCCCTTGGTGAATTAACAAATGCTATGAATGATGCAACAATAAAGTTTGATCCACAATGGAAAAAAACTGCAAATCAAGCAATACTAAGACCATCAGCAATTAATTCTGATCTTTCTGGTGGAACAATTACTCAACACTTTACAATTAATGGTGGAGATCCAAATGTTGTTTATCAAGCAGTAAGTCAGGCTACAGCAGAGGCATCAAAAAAGCAAGTAGATGGCGGAGTAAAAGCAAGCATTAAAAAACCAGGTAAGCCACCTGCAAAACCAGGTAAGAAGTAATAGGGGGAGATATGCAATATAGCATACCGCAAGGAATACAAGTTTCATTAGATGGCTATACTTGGTATAACCTTACAGATCATAATCGAAACCCATTGGGAATAACATACAATCTTATTGAAGCTACAGATAGAATGGCAAACGGAACTTTAAGAAAATATGTGGTAGCCAGAAAATTTGTAATTACTGCGGACTGGAGAGATCTGCCAACACTTGATTCAAATCTTGTTGATTATGATCCATTAAATCCATCACATGGAGGTGCATGGATAAAAGCATTTTATGAGGGAAATGCATTCCAACCAGTATATGTAAAGCTTACATTTGCAAAAGAAAATGCTGTAAAAAATGCATATCCAGATGGAGTATATTCTGATTCAAAAAATAGTAATGGGCAAGTATTTGAAGCTTTTATGACTACGTTTACATATGATATTTCTAAGAGAATGAATAACTATGACTATGTAAATCTTAAAATAGAGTTTACGGAGATTTAATGTTAAGTTTAAATGGACTAACTGTAGATCAAAGTAATAATATATTTTTAAATTCAAATACGGTTGAATTGCTTCCAGTTGTTTCTGCTGAGTGGAATCAAAATTTATTTAATCAACCTTATATAACAACAGCTGGCAATGGAACTTTAAAATCCCCCACGCTTTCTTCTACACCAACACCTGCTTCAGTTACTGGTGCAAATGCACATCCAACTTTTACAACAAATTCGTTTTCAACGACATATGACTCATCCTTAAATGTTTGCACAGGCAGCGTTTCTTATTCTGTTGATATGGAAGGATCAGCAACTGGAGCTAAATTCATAACATATGTAAAAACAAACTCTTCTTTACCAGTTGTAATTAATGCTTATGCCAAAGGTGATAGTTCTCAATATGGTTCCCAGCAAGCAGAAGCAGACTCATTTAATTGGACACCAGTAATAGTAACTGTAGGAGACGGCGGGACTCCAACAGGTCTTGGAGTAATAACACTTACACTTTCAGTTAACACATTATCCTCCGATACCTCTGGACCAACAATATACTTTACTCAACCAGAAGCATATGAAACAACCTTATTTGATTATCAATATGGCTCTTTATGGCCAACAGATAGTGCATTTTCAATATTTAGACCAGGAGAATCATATGTTCAAACTGGTAATACACATTTTACATTTCCATCTAATTTTAGAAAAGTAAACACTCAAGTTTTAAATACTCAAACAACAGATTCTACAGGAAATGTTTTAACTCCAGCTACATTTCCAATGTCATCTGTAATACAAAATCCTCAATTTTCTTTGCTATCTTCTCCAGTTCCATTTTTTAAATATTCTTTGCCAAA